ATGAAAATGTGATATCATTTATCCAGGATTTTCCCAAGGAATTGGGACTGGACAAATACATTGATTATGATATACAATTCAATAAGTCATTCTTGGAACCTCTTAAGATCATTCTGGACTCTATTGGGTGGAGTGCAGAGAAAACTGTCAACCTCGAATCATTTTTTTCCTGAAATGGAATTACCTATTAACGACGCTGATTTATCAACAATAGTTAAGGCTCTTGCCTTAGGTGGAGATGCTAGACTTTATCATCTTCTAAAGGAGGTTAAAGAAGTTAGGGATGCTAATCCTGATGGTCCTTATAAGAAAACTTTACGTGAAGAAAGAGGAATCACTATCTGATGTTTTTTAAAAAAGTGAGTTTGGTTACTGGTGGGTTTGACCCAATCCACAGTGGACATATATCATACTTTGAGAGAGCAAAGGATCTCTCCAACTATCTTGTAGTAGGCATCAATACTAACGAGTGGTTGACTAGAAAGAAAGGACAATATTTTCTACCATGGATAGAACGGGCGGAGATCATCCGTCACCTTGATATGGTAGATGCTGTCATTTCTTGGGATGATTCTGATGATTCTGCCCTCGGTGCTATTGCTAAATGTTTAGAAATTTCTGAAAAGGTTGTTTTCTGTAACGGAGGTGATAGGACTAAAACCAATATACCAGAAGCACAAGGTTATGCTGATGATCCTAGAGTTGAGTTTAACTATGGTATTGGTGGAGAAGATAAAATGAATAGTAGTTCTTGGATTCTTAATAACTACTTTGATCGTCAGCGTAAACTTTTAGGTATTTGATATGGATTTCCTTAAATCAATTGTAAAGGAGATTGACAATGAGTATGCTGGAATCGTTTCTGATGGTGTTGCAGCTGGCGACTGTGATTCTTTTATCGATACTGGTTGTTACATCTTTAATGCACTGGTATCAGGTTCGATACGTGGAGGAATCCCTGCGAACAAGATTACGGCCCTTGCGGGCGAGTCAAGCACGGGTAAGACTTTCTTTGTTCTTAGCGTTGTGCGCTCTTTCTTGGGTAATAATCCTGAAGGTGGTGTTATCTATTTTGAATCTGAGTCAGCACTTACTAAGCAGATGATTGAGGAGAGAGGTATTGATTCCTCTCGAATGGTTATTGTTCCTGTTACTACGGTACAGGAGTTCAGAGAACAAAGTATAAAGATCCTAGATAAGTTAGGGGATGAAGATAATCGTCCACCTATGATGTTCGTTCTTGACTCCTTAGGGATGTTGAGTACGACTAAAGAAATTGAAGATGCTTCTGCTGGCAAGGAGACACGTGATATGACACGTGCTCAAGTTGTTAAGAGCATTTTCAGGATCTTGACATTAAAGCTTGGTAAGCTTAAAATACCAATGATCGTTACTAATCACACCTACGATGTTGTCGGAGCTTACATACCAACTAAGGAAATGGGCGGAGGATCGGGACTTAAATATGCAGCGAGTTCGATCATTTATCTTGGAAAGAAAAAGGATAAGGATGGAAAAGAAGTCATCGGAAATATTATCAAAGCGGAGACTCATAAATCAAGGTTAAGTAAGGAGGGTAAGAAAGTTGAAGTACGACTCTCGTTTGACAGGGGGCTGGACCCCTATTACGGACTACTCTCACTTGGAGAAAAATACGAAGTATTTAAACGAGTTGGAAACCGAATTGAGACGTCAGAAGGGAAGGTTTATCCTAAGACTATTCTCGAAAATCCTGAAAAGTATTTTACGCCAGAAATAATGCAGGCTCTTGATGAGTGTGCAAAGAAGGAATTTGGTTATGGTACATAATTATCAGGTATTACCAGATGAACTCTGTGATGCTTTGGTAGAATTATTTGAAAGTGATGCTCAACATCATGAACGTGTGGACAACCAATCCAAACCAACATTCACACAGTTGAATTTAAACCAGCATCATGCTAAAATAATTCCAACTCTTTCGCAATATGCGATTGGTGTTATCAATCTCTATAAACAAGATGTTCTAGCAGCAAAGTATCTTCCTCCTTCTCGTTATTTTGAGGAGTTTAGGATTAAGAAATACGATGTTGGTGGAACAGATCGTTTTGATGAGCATGTTGATGTTGCTGATTATGCATCTGCTAGGCGTTGCGTTGCTTTGCTATTTTATTTGAACTCTGTTCCTGTTGGAGGACAAACTATATTTCCACTTCATGGAAAAGTTTTTAGACCAACTCAGGGATATGTTACTATCTTTCCACCTACTTGGGAATATCCTCATGAAGGTGAAGCACCTATTAGTAACACCAAGTATATTATGAGTACTTACCTTCACTATGGATAATGTTGAACTACTGGTTCTGCGAAGTCTTCTTCACAATGAGGATTATGCTAGAAAGGTAGTACCTTTTATACAAGGAGATTACTTTGAGCAACCTTCTCAGAAGATTGTCTTTGAGGAGGTGTCTAGTTTTATTACTGAGTATGATGAACTTCCTACCAAGGAAGCATTGTATATTGAAGTAGAAAAGCGTAATGATGTTAATGAGGAAATTTATAAGCAGGTAACAGAACTTATAGGAGTATTGGATGATTCTCCTTCTGATGAAGATTGGTTGTTAAACAC